GATACAATGCCACATCACCTCCAAAAGCCATGGCATTAATAATCGTATTTAGTTCTTCATCGGTGATTGGTAAATCCATTTATAAAACTCTCAAATTTGCACTAATTGTAATTCTTGGGTCCTCGGTTTTTTGTACTAATACTCCATGAGGAACATATGACGGAAAAATTATTAGATCATCTTCTTTAACATTCAATTCATGACAGATGTGTACAATTGAATGATTTATATCATCACGATTATAAACATTTTTTATTTTTTTATTGCAGGAATAATATGCATGATAATTTGTATAATTGTGAAATGTTATTTTTGGATGAGTATCATTAATTCTTAAAAAATAAACGAAACTATATATCGTTCTATCATTGCTAATATGATCATGATATTCTTGATTGTATCCGTTTAAATAATAATTATACCATATATCATGTATTTCATAATTATGGAAATTCAAATTTAATTGTTTAGAAAATTTTTCATATTCTCTTTTAAAAGATAAAATTATAGAAGAAAAATCAATATTATTGTTTTCTAATAAACTTGTATGAACTTTACACCCCCAATATGGGTGCAAATAATCTTTATTTTCTATAAAATTTTTTTGAATCTGATTAAAAATATCAGTTTTAATTGATTCTTCAAGGTTTAAAGAAGTTTTCCATATTTTAGATGGAAATAAATTTTGAATCATGAGAAAAAAGAATCTAAATTCACAGTTTTTTCCACATTCCAACCAATCGCATCTAGGATTGATTTCAGTGGTTCAAGAAATGCTTTCTCAAATTGTAGGTCATGATCCACATATTTGTCAAGACCCAGTTCTTTGGGAAAGTCTTGAATAAAAGAAATAATATTTTCTTGAATAGTATTCGGTTTTTTCAAATATACAAACTTAATCTTTTCACCATTTCCAATCAAAGAATACTTATTCGTAAGTTTTTTCTGTTTGACATAATGATTGAACAGTAAAGCTCCACGCACATGAATGGGTGTACCCTTACTATAAATTTCTGATGAAGAATGATATTTTTGAACATCAGATGCTGTTCTTGGGAAGGCAATATCTTCTGGGCGAAGCGATCTAAACTGTTCACGACACTTATCAATAAAATTAATCACATCATCTTCACTACCAGTCATCATGATCTTAAGAGCATCTTTAATCATTTTACGACAAGGTGCTGGTGTAGATGATTTGACTGCTTCTATTCCCATGATCTTAAGTTTGGGTTCAGAATATGCAACACCTTCACTGTTCCACACATTCAGAATGTAGCGTTTCTTTGCAGTCCAGATTCCACGATCTGCAATATTCTCACGCTTCATCTGCATCTTCTGATCGTATGCATTCACATAGTCAGCCAATTCTTGGTAAGAACCTTCAATATACTTTTCAAGTTCCATTTCACAGACCTTATCAAGGAATGAAACAATGCTCTCAGTAGTTTTCTCTCTTGACTTGAATACACATTCAACCAAAGGACCCATATTAAGGTATATAGAATCAGTATCTGAAGCAATAACGTAATCAACATCATTTGTCTTTAGAATTTTATTGAGATAAGAATTCATCTTTCCTTCAATCCAGCGGATACTGACTTGTCCAGAAAGAGTAATTGCCTCGGCATTGGCTAATTTATAGTAGCGGAAATACTGATTACCGATAGCACCATAAGCAGAGTTAAGAGAAATCTTTTTTGCCATCTGGATGTTGTTGCATCTTGCAATTTCCTTTTCCAGTTCTTTCGTCGGAGTTTTTTCATACTTCTTTTTTGCCTCAATCATTTTCTTTTTGAAAATGACTCGTTCATTATACATCTTCTCCATGAGTTCTGGCAGGAACCCACGAACATCCTTACGGAACATTGCTCCGTTAGCACAAACTGCTTGATCTTTATAGAGTTCAAAATTAATTTCTTGATTTAAGATCCTTTCAACATTTGCAGTGGGATGTCTTTCGTCCAGGAGGGTTTCTGGCGAAATGTTGTACTGCATAATAAGATGGGGATAAAGAGAATTAAGGTCAAAGTTGACCACCCAATCATATACCCCAGGATTCGGTTCCTTAACATATGCTCCCGCATACTTAGTGTCCTTTGCTGTACGTTCTTTAGGCGGAATTACAATATTCCTCTTCTTTAGATAGTTATAAATGATGTTATCCCACATGCGAACTTGATAGAAAACGTCACCAAAGTTTACCTTTGCATCGAAAGCCATGGTGAGAGCAAGTTCAATCAGTTTCATCTTGTCTTCCAGACGGTCAACAAGTTCCACGTCAACAATATTGTACTCTACAAACTTCTGCCAACCTTTGCTGTAGAAGTCTTTAAACGTATCAAACTCTGAGTGATCCAGTTTTTTCTGACCAAGTTCAACTTCGGCAATGTGATCTAGGCGATATGATTCTTGAGCTTTATAAGTGAACTTTTTATAGAGATCCAAATAATCAAGTTGAGTAATACCACCGACATCAAAATAAATCTGCTTTCTACCGCTTACATAAATTTCATTTTCCGTATTCAATCCCCAGGGGGACATACGTTTCATTTGCTTTTCACCCAAAACTCTATTGAGTCTACGGCAAATGTATGGAATATCATAAAGTTGTACGTTCCATCCAGTAATCACATCTGGATGATTATTGTCCCACCATTCAATAAAAGTTTGTAGTAGATTATACTCATCACCACATTGATGGTAAGTGACATTATCTTGTTTATTTTTAAACGGATTCGTACCCCAGGTAATAATCTTTTTTGTATTATAATCCTGAATCGTGATCAGAAGAATTTGTTCCGAGGCCGACTCTACATTTGGAAACCCGTTTTCGGATGCAACCTCAATATCCAAACTGTACAAACGAATTTTAGAAATATCAAACTTAATTTCGTCTTCTGGATATTTTTCAGAAATATATTGGGAAACGTATCTATCATTTCCATAGATACGAAACCCGTCCACACCCTCATACTTTTTGTAGAACTCTCTACAATCTCTTACAAATCCGGGTTGAATCGGTTCAACACTTTCTCCCTCAAGAGTTTTATACTTAGATTCTTTTTTTGTTGGAATAAAAAGAGTTGGAGTATATTCCTCCTTAAACATTACATAATTTCCATTATCATATGCACGAACTAAAAACTGATTTCCAATTAATTGTACGTTGGTGTAAAATTTCATTTAGTCAGTTGCTCGTATTTTTCAAGAAGTGATGGTTTGGGATCAGTAATTGTAATAATTTTATCAGAGTGAATCATAAAGACATTTTGATTTGTCACCTCAAATAACCAAGGTTCCAAATTTCCATCCTTTACAACAAAAGGATTTGTCAATTTACAATCAGGTTCTCCCATTTCAGAACCAACTTCTTCTATTTGTGTGATCAAAATTTGATCATCAGATAAAACTAACAACTTAATCATAGCATTTCTCCAATGCATCCATTCTACCAATAAAAAAGAGGGGAGTCAACTGGATTGTGCCAGTTTCCCCTCTGCGCCGACGATATTCAATTCTATTTAGATATAATCTTTTCGTTGATGATGTTGAGGAACAATTTTTTTCAATTCAATTGAAAGAAGTCCGTCTTCAAATTTAACTTCTTTGACTTCCGTATCATCTGCAATTGTCCATGCTCTCTGGAAACTTCTTTGAGCCACTCCTCTATGGATGTAGTTTGACTCGGAAGATTTATCTTCCTTTTGCCCTTCGACAAAAAGTTTTCCATACTCGGTGTACACATGAACTTCCTCCTTTTTAAATCCTGCAAGTGCAAGTTCTAAGCGAGATTCTACATTACTTACTTGAACAAGATTGTATGGAGGATAATTTGAATTGGATTCAAAGTTAAACAGACGATCAAGGTATTCGTCCATACCAATACTATTGCGAGTAATCTTATCCATCAATGCAGGAAGATCCGCAGCAGTATAACGTGTAAGGTTAGTCATTATGGTAGCTCCTTTAAAAGCGAGTTTGTGTTTTGTGGACCCTTGCGGCATCCACTACTAATTATACAAGAAATATAAAAAAAAGGGAGTGTTGAACTCCCTACAAAATCATTCGGTTTCTTCAACTGATGATTTTTTCTTTCCAATATTATATTTCTGCTCCAGGATCCACTCACCTTTATCTCTGTGAGCAATTACTTTAATTTGATTCAAAGGAGCAATATCTTGAACCAGATCTTCGTTAACAATAGTGATTAATCCCCAATCACCAAGTAAACGAACAATTCTATTGCGGCGCTGAACATCGTTTACAGTAAGATTTGCATACTTGCCATCAAGGGCAAATAATTCCTTAAAGTGAACAATATAATACTTACCTTGTTTATGTAAAATGTGACAACTTTGATAGAGTTTTTTCTCTTTTCTTGATGCCACTCCGATACGAGTCAAAGTTTCACGTACCTTTAGAAAATCGTCAGGTTCATTTAAAAGGACTTCTACCATCATATGAGGAGCCCAATTTACCTGAGGTTCAGTTGTTTGGTTTACCATTGTTTCCACCAGTTTCAAGTCGTTTTTTTATGAAGTC